TTTAGGAAAACTTGTACCAACAGATCTATCATTTCCGTTAGATGACATATTAAGTTTAACATTATAAGAATCAAAAGTAATTGGATTTGATACTGTTACATCTTCAAGATTATGAGTAATATTAATTCTCTTTAAAGATACGCCAGATAATTCATACTTATAAACAGGAGTTCCTGCTGGGTAATTTTTAGAATTTGATCCCCTAACAATAGTACCTCCAAGTGTACCTCCAGAAGCAGAAGTGTAAGAAATTACTTCATCACCAATTAAAGCATATCCTAAATTAGTTGTTCCAACTCCAACATTTTCAAATGTAGTAAAGTTTGAAATACTATCTACAGAAATTGCTGCTGTAGAGTCTGAGTTATATGCAAGGCTTAATTTTGTTGGTGCAATATCAGACTCAACCCCAGAAATGGCAACATAGTTTTGATTGAAGTACATTCCATGATTTTTATGGTTAACTAAGATATGCAATCCATCTGATTCGGTAATAATTTCAGATACTGTTACTGCAACCCCAACAGATTTATTCAAATCAGTTGTTATACCAGAACTATTTGTATATCGTAATGTTTTACCAATTCCAGTTTCAAAATCACCCTGGACATTATCCAATATAAGTTGATTTGTACTTGCAATAGAAACTATGGAGAATCTTGCATTGCTTCCTACAGAGGTGGCACCAATAGTTGTAATTCCAAGAACATCTCCAACTTGATATCCAGTACCACCATTTGAAATAGTTGCACCAACTGCTACACCATTACTTATGGTAATATTTGCAGTTGCATTTCTACCATTGCCAGTTACTGTTGTCAAATTAACATTATTAAATGTAAGGTCACCTGAAGATGGAGTATAACCTATACCTGCATTAATTATATTGAGAGTAGTATATGCAATTCCTGCACCACCTACATAATTTCCAGTGGCGTTTGTGCCATACTGAAAAACGGTATTTCCAAGAGTTAATCCAGTATCTTGAAGAGTTGATCCAAGACCTACTCTAATTCTTCTTGAATTTGTATTTAAAGAATTTGGAAGTAGTGTTGGAATTTGTCCATTTCCAGAAGATAACTCTGGACTATAATACTCTGCATTTCCATTTGATAAGAAATCAGCCCTGTACAGAACAAATTTCATATCTTCCCATTGACTTGCTTCCCAAGTAGATGCATTTTGAGACTTGAATAGTGAGCCAAGATATGGTTGGTTTGAAATATAAGTTTGAGTTAGTAGATCATTCTCACCAATTCTTGAAATATAAACACTATATTTTGTTGAATTTGATGCAAGGCAAATACAATAATCTGTACCACCTTCAAGATAAACTGGTGATTTGAAAATAAATGATGTTGCAATAGACGAATCTGAAGAAATATTAATTTGACCTGGATCTAAAGTAGTTTCTGAGAATGGTAAAACTTTTTGTGTTGGAGATCCATTCTGCATCGTTCTCAATTGGAATGTCACTGGAACATCATTGTCATCTTTTGATGAGAAGAAAACATCACATCTTGTTAGGAAAATTCCTGTTTCATCTTCAACCAAGAAAGATTGTGCAAGAGGATCATACCAACCAACAAATGAAATTGAAGAACTTGTATTTGAACCAATCGCTCCTCCAGAGGTTGATGATGAAGTTGAAGATACAGCTCTTGATTCAAATTCTTGTTTATTTTGAATTCTTGCATTTCTGACAGAAACTATATTTTCTTGAACTGTTTCTATGGTTCCATCAGAAACAAATCCTTCCTCAGCAATTGTAGTAGCAGCATTTTGATCGTTCAGATTATTATTGACCAATGTGAAGACTTTATTTCCAGTTGCGAATCGTGGATTATCTAAAATATTTGGATTTGGAACAAAGAAACTGCCGATCAAAGTTGCTGATAAATCAGATATTAATCTAATATTGGTAATTGTGGCTTGGGCGCCACTTGTTTGTCCAACCAAGATCATGCCACTTTCTACCCATCCACTGTATTCGCCTTGGAATTGAGTTGCTAATGAGAAAGTATCAACGTTTAAAATATTGGAAGTGGATGAATATGTGGGTTGCAATACCTGACTTGTGTATGGATTTTGTGAATAGGTGATAGTAGGTAAATTATAAGGACCTTCTCTATGATTTGATTGGGCAACCCTAAAAGCGATAGATGGACGTAGTGTTTGTGAGTTTGGTCCAAGTCCTGTTGGCCCAGAAGTGCCAACTACTTTTTCTCCAACCTGGAATGATCCAGAAACCATACTAATTTCAAGGAGTTTTGGTACACAATATCTGGTAACATCAATGCCATCAAAGAATGCATAAAGTTGTGTTAATGGTTTTACTTTTTTGGAAACAAATTCAATATTTCTAGATCTCATGTAAGCAACAATATTTCTACTTACAACTCTGTCTCCAACAGATGTATTTTCAAATTGTTCTGTTATAAATGTTGTGGTTCCTGTTCTTGATGCAGTTCCCGTTAAAGTTGTTGTAGTAGTTGTTTCTTGGAAAGTTGTAGTTGTACTAAAATCTTCTTGCCAAAGGGATGCGGTTCCGTCACCACCATTTACCCAACCACCAGTAGTCCACGTATTGCTAGAATTGGATGTTTCGGTCCATGAACTTGTACTTGAACTCGTACTTGATCCAGTCCATACAGTCTCCCATGAATTCCAAACAGTAGGAGCAAATCCAGTTTGAGGATCTACATTTAACGTTCTAACGGCAAGTTGCATTGTAGAATCAAAATTACCCTCAACATTGATAATTTTTGCATCCAATCTGACAGTATCTACCCAAGTATCTGATGCGGGAGTTAATTCAAGAGATCCTTGCCAAAAACTAATTAAGAAAGGTGTGACACTTTCTTTTCTTGTTGCAAAGGTTTGCTTTAACCACTCAACCTCAGCATAATCCAAAGTAATAATATCACCCGTCTTTCTTATATTATTACCTTCAACTGGAGAAAATGCCAAATCTTCAGTTGGATCTACATTAGTTACTGGTCCAGGTATTAAATCAATTGAATTTGTATAATGTCTTGCTCTTAATTCATTATTTTTTAGGTCTATACTATTTTTAAATTCAACAGAATTTTCTTGTGGCAAATAAGTTGAAAAATTATCAACAAAAAATCCTGACTTAAATCTATTCAGACCTTGAGCATCAGAAACAAATAGATTTGAAGTATTGCTTTCTAAAAGTGAAAGAGTTGTATAATACTCTAGAGATTTGACGCGATCTTCAATCTTCTTAATATCTGCCATCGTAAATCTCTTATGCTGCAAGAATTCAATTGAAGCTTGAGATACGTTATAAAGATATGGTGGAAGTGTTATAGCAGCAACTTCTAATGAATCGTCTATAATATCTGGGCGAGTGAGTTTTTCTCCTGGCGTTCCAAACTTAATTTGAAATCTCCCATCCTTTGAAAGATATATTCTATCAATTCTTCCAAGGTAGAATGAGAATGATGTTAAGATTGATTCATCTGATGCAAGAATATTTGCAGCAGAATTTCCAGAAGAATTGAATGTTCTTCCATAAAATTCCAATGGAGATCTTGCTCCGATTGTTACAGTATAATCAGAAACTTTTGGTCTAATATCAATAATATCAGTATTTCTTGCTACATCAATTGATTGAATTTCTTTTGAATAATCAAATGTGTTATATGAGTTTGTGGTTGTAATATCTCCATCATCTGAAGATTCGTAATAACCATTGGTAAAGTATACTTTTAATTTTCTTGAAGGTTCTTCAATTTTTGATTTTCTTGTAATATATCCATAATCATAAAATGTTCCTTTCTGCCCACTTCCAAAGGTGAAGTTGGAAGAAACATTGGAACTTGGAGAATTTAATGTGGTAATAACTGCACTAACTTGGGATTCTTGAAATATAACAGTTTCTCCTTCTTTAAATCCGTTTTGATTCTTTAAAATAAATGAAATTTGAGAATCTGTAAGTCTTTCTGCACATATTCCAATTGCACCACTAGTTTGTCCTACAAATTTTTCACCTATTATCAAATCTGATGTTTTTGTTGACGGACCACTAATAGAAGATAATACAATTGTTGGTGCTGATGGGTTGGATGTGTCTAAGGATTCATAAATTCCATAAATGTTAATAATATCTGCAATATTCAGTGATATTTTTTCGTCCTGAACTCTTGTTCCATAAGGATAATTGCCATATACTAATCCATCATTAACAGTTGTAGTTCCTGTCCCGGAATATGAATAAATTGATTTATCAATTATAATTGAATTGACTCTATTTTTAATTTTTATCTTTGCTTTTGGTTTTGATTTTGTTAAGGTAGTAACTAAAGTTGCTCCTGTATTATTTGAGCCTAAGTTATAAATTTGTAATTGAGTTGATCCACTTATGAATGCAAATTTATCAGAAGTTAATACTTCAGTTGTACCGTCAGATCTAATTAATGAATATTTTTCTTCATCAAAAGGTAAAAATGTTTCATTAGTTCCTGCACTTACTGGAGTTGATAATTGATTTCCAGAAATATTGACAGTAAATGATTTTCTTATTGTAAGAGAAGCATTAGTTAAATCTACAGAAGAAATATTGTTTTTTGGTAATTTTGTATAAAGTGTGTTATCTGTTGAAACTTCCAAATCCGTTGTTAGAATTTGGAGATCTGTTACTGATAATGAAGCGGACGGTAATATACTACTTGCTACTCCAGTTACTGCCTGTACATTAGCAATTGTAACTACTGTTGAACCAACACTAACTACTCTCGCATATACTTTATCTGGTAGGGTAGAGTCTGTGTATTGAACTAAGTTTCCTGGTTTAATAATGGTTCCAGGAAATTGAGAATTTGAACTTGCTATGGTGCTAATGCCACCAATGTAAGTACTGATAGTAGCTAATCCAACAGTATATCCAGTTGATTGAATTGCATCAGCTGTAAATGTGGATGCAGACCCCACAATACCATAAACAGATTTAATATCAGAAATTCCATACGATGTTACTGCAGTAGAAACTCTTCCATTTGCAATTCCATTAAAGGTCAAAGATTCATTGGGTACAAAATTGCCATTGGTTTCATATAATACCAAAGATTTTGAATTTGAAACTGCATCCTTTAAAAATCCAGTTGCTCCACTAGAATTTCCCTTTACAAAAGTTGGAATTGTGAGTGTAATTTGTTCGTTTACAGTTACTTCAGTTGTAGTTTGAACATCATAAAGAGAAATATTCCATTGATTAATATTTGCATTAGATGAACTATAAGAACCAGATTCTAATCTAAAATCATAAACTCTTGCAACACCAATTTCTTTTCCTGGTGCGGTTGTTTGTGCAGATCCTACTCTTTGATCTCTTAAACTTAAAACATAAGTATTTCCGATTCCAATCGTTGGTGATCCATAAACTCTATTCAATTTTAGAGTGGGACCAGTATTATAGTTTATAGATTGATTTTCTAATGTTTTTGTTGTTCTTGTTTTTGGCAAATCTAAAAATGTTGGAGAAATTGTCTCAATCTCATATCCTTTTACAAATGCTTTTCCTGGAGAAATTTGATATATTGCTAAATTGTTTGAAGGAGTAGAACCTGCGTAAGTAAATTGTCCTGCATTAAAAATCCCCCGATTTCCCAATCCATCATTTAAAGATTCTTTTACTGAAACGTCAAAAGGAGATACATAATAATCTCCAGATTCTGAATATGTTCTTCTTGCTAACTCATCTTCAATAAGGCTATAATCTGTGGTTTGTTTTAACGTTCTAAGAACACCATCTTTAACAGTGGCTAATTCTATAAAATTATTATCATTAAAGTCATTTAAACTCTTTTTAAAAAGAGAGGTGGATATTTTTAATCTATCTGCACCTGGCGCAGAATAGTTATTAAATCCTTGAGAATTGTCATTTAGTGCTTCATCAATATCTGCATTGACGATTTCTTCGTTGACAAATAAACCTATCCTATAATTTGGTCTATTTGTATATTGATCAAGAATTAATGTTTCGGAATTTATGTTTACAAATTGTCCGCGAATAAAGTAAACGCCATCTGTAATTGAGAACGCTGATCCGGTTGAAGTTGCATTATTGGCAACTGTAATTGCAAATGGAGTTCCTGCGGAAATGGTTGTATTTCCTAAAAGGCCTGAAGTAATCGTTGTGCTTGATGACAATGATTCTCCATCAGAAAATTCTTTCGTTGAATTATTTTGAGTGTTAGAACCAATATAACTTACATATAAGGTTATATTTCCTCTTTCAGATTCATTTGCTAACAATATCTTTTCAACTACTGCTGTAACTCCAGAAGTTTGTCCTGTAATTTTTGTTCCTACAAGTTGATCTGCATATGCAGCTACAGGTACTCCCAGATAAGTGTTGTTTAATTCTACAGCATAATAAAGAGAATTATAAGCAGTATTTCCAGGAATAACCTTAGCACCTTCTTTGAAAAAATGCTGTCCAAATTTCTCAATTTGATTTTGTAATATTGATTGGAGAGTTGTTAACTCTCTTGCCTGCACAGGATACCCAGGTTTAAATAATACTCTATAATAGTCATTATTTGCATCAAAATCATCAAAATATGGAGCTACATTAAGATTAGTTTGCTGAGACATAATTCGTTAGAACTGCAAAATGACTTTGATATCTTCTTTTTGATTTGATGATCTAGTAATTGATGGTCTATTATCAACGTAAATAATACTACCACTGTACTTTTTAACTTCGGGTGAAGAAACACCGTTCGTAAATGATTGACCAAAATAGTAGGTCCTATTATTTATTACCGTTGATACACCAGTAAATGAGGTGCTAATTGATAAAGAAACACTCCCACCAGAAATAACTACATTACCACCTGCTGATGGAGAATTTGTAAATTCTGTTAAATTAAACCCATAAGTTGGATTTGTGATGCCAATGCCTGCTGTAGTAAACCCTGCAAAAGTTCTATCTTGCCAATATTTTAATACTCCAGTATTTTGATCATAATTAACAATCCTACCAACCGCAGTTATGCCAGTTCCTACTGTTTGTGTAATATAAGAATCTGCTGCAAATGTTGCAGAACTATAACCCACTCCAGTCAATCTAAGTGCAGAAAGAGCACTTGCTTTATCTAACACCAATAAAGATCCTCCAAATGCTTGGGGATTTTTTACAATACCAACCCTAGCAATTTGATTTCCTGTAATAAAATCAGGATTTTCTACATCATTTTCTATTCTTGAATATAGTAAAGCATTGTACGCACCAAGTTCTCTATAAATGTCATATCCATGGCCCCCTTGTGGAGAAATAATAGTATTAAATATGGGTATAGTTGATCCAGTTGGAACTCCACCAGAAACTAAATCAACATTTCCATAAGTATATCCAGATCCTTGACTTGAAATTGTAATCGAATCTACTTCTCTATCATTATTGATTACGATTGTACACTCTGCACCTGTACCGTCGCCTTTTATTGGCACCCTTGTATATGTTCTATTTGCAGTTCCTAAACCAACTCCCCTATTCGTAATAGTGACAATTTTGATTGATCCATCAACAGAATTATCTCTAATCGAAGCATTATCAGTACCAGTTTCCCAATCCAAAGGAACTGGCATAAAATCTGTTGATTCAAATTTCACAATATCACTTGGTTTAACTGTATACAGATATTTCCAAATATATCCGTCACCACTAGATCCAGCAGACCTTGGTTCTAGATCTGTGAATGTTGGCTCATCTAAAGAAGGTCTTCCATTTGGATTTTCTGGATTTGTTCCATTTTGGAGGCAAATATAAACTTTATAATCACTGTTTAAAACGTAATAATATGCAGAATATAAATTAGTTGCCCCAGAGACCTTAGCAGTGTTTGATCCGCTGTAATCATGACGATACATATCATAAGTTGTTCCAGATGACCATATTCTTTTTTGAACAACCTGTCTTATATCACTTGAATTTATTTTCTTCAAAGCAATCATTGTGTCCCAATAATTATTTTCTTCATCAAAATTATCTTTTGGTGAAGGGGGATTTACATCCCAATTGGATTGAAAATCAGTTGAATTTGGTAGTCCAATAAAAGAATAATAGGAATTTGAAGAACTTGTAACACCTGCCACAAAGTTCTTCGCATTCAATATTCTAATTTGGTTAGTTATAATTGCTGCCATTTTATACGTTTTTTATCTATTTATGGGATGTAGTTTAAGTATTTTAACGGATTGGTTCTTTGTAAAATTGTTCCTGTGGCAATTCCAGCATATCCATTTAAGGTATATGAATTATATGAATTGTCTTTAATTCTGGGTCCAAGAATAACTCTGCCCCAACTATACTCACCATAGAAATTACTAAATCCAATTCCAGTCAATCCGTTATAACCAGAAACGCTTACGGTTACTTTTGCAACATAAGTAACTCCAAGTCCAGTTACAGATGTCTGTGCTATTGAAACCGCCGCCACTTGATATACATTATCTAAGAAGGTGGATCCAACTCCAACAGTTGATCCCAAAGAATTAAGTGAGGTCAATCCTTTTCCAACATTAGAATTATTAATAACAAAATAATAACCAGTCTGAATTCCACTAATAGTAGTTACACCGGTTATTGAAGAATTTCTGAGGAAAGAATCTTTCGGAATAACAAAATCAAACACGATTGCGGTTGATGCAACTCCAACGGAAGTTGTTGATATTCCAGAAATAATACCAAAATCACCCTCAAAGGAATTGACAGTATTATTTTCAAATTGGAAGGTGGGAGATTCTATCAAAATAACTGGTGGATTTGATGTTGTATATCCTGTTCCTGGTCCAGTTATGGAAATTGAGGTAACAATTCCAGAAGTAATTGATGCTGTTGCAGTTGCTCTTTGAGTGGTTCCAAGTCCAACAGGATTTTCAATAGTTATTGATGGTGCAGTTGTGTATCCAACTCCACCGTCAGAAAGGATAACTGATGAAATTGTTCCCGCAGCAGATACAACTGCTGTTCCAGCTGCTGCAACTTTAGAATTTTGAGATATTAATGTGATATCCTTTTGGAAAGATACTGAAATATTATTTTCATTAATTGCATTGAAGAAAGGTCTAATATTTTGAACGAACACAATTGTAGATCCAATCCCAACAGATTGAATAAGATATGATGTTGGATAAATTGAAGCTTCATAAAGAATACGATCTTTTCCGACACCTTTTTCGTTAACAATCTTATCTTCAGTTTGACGACACCAAACAACTGGTCTTAATAATGTTTCATCTCCAGTATTTCCTGGTCCAAAATAAGGATTTGTGTTGAGAAGATCTGTTGAATTTACACTAGTAACTGTTCTTGGTTCCTCTTGTAATATTGAACTTTGGCCTATAGATGAATCATATCCAATAGTCAATTCGTCACCAATTTTTATAGTTTCTAAAATATTTCTTTCAACAACATCAACAGAACCACTTCCCTTATAGAAAATAATTTTTGATACATCACCGACTTTTGGAGGTTCGGTAAATGTTATTGTACTTCCTCCTGGAAAAATATAACCCCCACCTGGAACTTGAAGTACATCGTTTATAAAAACAAGAAGTGAATCTTGTACGCTAATATTTGATCCTCTTGATGAAAGTATAGAAACTAAATTGCCTTGATATTTGATTGGGAAAACAATTTTTTCACCATCAAACAAAATTATCAATACTA